GAATGTTGATATACCTTCTAAATTAACTTTACCTTTGTTATCTAGTATATGAGATATATCATATTCATCTTGCTCATAGTTATCTTTATCAGGTTTAACATCAGATTCAGTGTGAAGATGGTCTGAATTAATTCTTGGAGTGTCTTTAACATCTGCTGTAGATTCATCTTCAAAATGAGGTGTACCTCGTGCATGAGTTTCAATTGCTTCTGTCATTTCTTCAGCTCCTGCCACGGCAGCTTCTAGTCTTCTCATTCCTCTTTCCTTTTCAGATTCAAATTGTCTTTTTTGTAAATCAACTCTACAACCAAACTTACTACATTTGATAAGCATCTTGCCATCTCTGTCTTCAGTATGGTCAGCCATTGCTTTTGCTACTGGATTAAAGTCTGTGATCAATGCTAATGGAACGGCTGGATCTTTACATACTGCTACTTCATAATGTTCTAAGTCTGTTAATTGATATGCTACTGAACCATCTTTCATTACTTTTGGTGTTCTGTTTGCCTTTGTTGCACCACCAAATGATAGTCCTTTGTATTCTCCTGATTTAATCTTATTCCAGATTTCATTATCTAATTCATAATTCTTGTGTATTTTACCTGTGATTTTGATCGCTGGTATCTCTTCATCTCCAGATTTATATGTTGCTCTTGCAAAGTTAATTCCTTTACCTATGATACGATTTGAATGAGTGTCACTGATAGGTGCTCCTCTGTCCATCCATACTGGTAATACTTTGTATAATTCATCTACGACAGTGATCTCTCCTTGTTTATCTTTTACTTCTACGGTCAAATATCCCTCAAAAAACCTTTCTTCAGAATTCACTGTATCAAGGGATTTGGTAACTAAACTACTGAAATATATACCTTCTTCCATGATAATTACTAATGATTCTACTATATAAGTTTAAATAAAAAAAGAATGGATTGGGTGAGGTATTAACCTACGCTTACTCCTTTTTTGCTTTGCTTACTGCAAAGTCTGCTGCGAATCCTGTTGTAAGTCCTACTAGGGCTAAGCCTACGATTCCAACGGATTCGACTGCGATTGCTTGTGAAACAGCTATTGCAGCGAATGTAGAGATGATTAGAGCACCTGCTAGTTTCCTTGCAGAGTAAGTTTCATCCTCACTATGTAAGTAGCCTCTCAAAGTGTTCAACCCTGCTCCGATTACTGCTGCTACAACAGTTATCAATACTGGATCGACCATGTAGGGTTGAGAAACTATCCCCTATATAAAATTACCTGAACGATTCATTCGTAAGCCTTATAATAAAGTGACATAATCTAGGGCATCTTTTACCCATTTACAAGATTTCTTTTTTTTACTTCCGCCTTTTTTTGCCATTATTTTTACCCCATTCTGAAGCTTCTTTAGATATTGATAGACCAGTAACAAATAGAGCAGATATTGCTGCTATCATTATACTCATCTCAAATGTTAATCCTACGTCATAAATTGATTCGGCTACATTTCCTCCTACTAATGGTGAAAAGAAGGACACACCGAAGTTTCCTGTTATTCTTGCTACTCCTCTTATTATTTCTTGTTCCATATTACTACTTAAATATGGAGTATTTAAATTACTCTATGCGTTTTATGAACTGTGTCTTCATTAAATGTAGGAAAATTTCAGGTTCTGTGACAAATGCCTGAACAACTTCATCTCTGAATATACCAGAAGAATCAAATTTTCCACATTTAAAACAAACATATATTTTAGATGATGCTTTCTTATATCCATACTTAAATGAACCACATTGACATTTTTTCTTTTTCACAAAATGTCTTTTTGTCTTACGTTCAGTCATAATTTGATTTGCAAGCATTTATTAATAAGTATTTCTATAAACTATATTATGGGTACATCATTTTATGTATATGAAAACCTAGAAGAGTTTGAAAAAATATACAAGTACACAATGAAAGAAGAAGCACATTGTATAAAAATAACTGATATGTATATTAAACCTAATGATGTATTATGGATAGTTGAAAAATATGATAAAATAACAGAAAAGCCACTTATAGGTAGGTCTATAGTTCATTTTAGAGATTCTAGTTTCGAAAAAAACAAACAAGGTGATGAAGTTTTGGTGTTACATGAAAAAGTGAAATTTGATCCAAAGAGAATGAAGGTTCAATTTTTTCCAAGACTACTAAGAAAACCAGTATTTGAATTAAAATGTGATAGGTTTTATGGTAATGATACCCTTAAAAAAGGTAAAAAGATAGATTATAACCATAGATATTATGATATTAATGCAGATAGAGTGAATCTGGTGTTAAAAGATGAAGATTGATTTATTTCTCGGTGACGTTGAGGATAAATTAGATATAATCAATGAAAACCTAGTAGACCTTAAAAAACTCTTAGAATTATTATTAACACCACCTGATTTGAAAGAATACGAACAATACAAATTAGAGAAACGTAAAAACTTAGGCGATTAATATCTATCTTTTATTTTGAGTACCGTTAGTCATTAATATTTTCCAATCTTTACCTAATTTCTTCTTCATTTTCAACCAAAATGGATCTGTACCAAACATTCCGCCTTTTTTATTGTATTCTTTGGTTACATTTGCTATTCTTCTATGACAAGTTCTACAAAATCTTCCATTTATTTGTTCTATTTCAAATTTATATTTACCACAAAAGAAACATAAACCATACATTTTATGTGTAATTGTTGCTAAAAGTGGCTCTCTACCACGCTTTCCAGCACATTCACCACAAATATCTGCAATAGTAGCAGAAGTTGCATCTCTTTTGAAACAATTTATGCATATAGCCTCTTTGTAGTTATCTACATGAGTATATTCGTCTTTTTGGTGTTTTTCCCAAAGTTTCTTGGTTAGATCGTTTGCATTCTTGTTTGTATCTAACTCAGTTGCCACTAAGGTTCACCTTTTTTAATGCATCTTGTAATATTATGTAGATATTATTACATGAATAGTGATCAACACCATTTTTACGTACTGATTTTTTTATTTCTTCAACTGTATCATCAATAAGTTTAAAGTTAGGTGTGTATGCATTTGCTATTACTTCTGTTTTTAGATTATCTGCTACTGTTTTCACTATTTTTTTCTCTTTCTTACTAAGTGGTACTTTACCGAAAGGTGTATCTACTTTTTCATGAGGATTTTTCTCATATGCGTACATAGTTCCTGCATCTGCTCCTTTTGTTGTTTTAGTCTTCTTTGCCATCTTCCCACCTCCTTGTATTTTCAAATTCTTGTTTTACTAGCTCTCTTGCTTGTCTTACTGTCATTTGTGCTGATTTTCTCAACTCATCAACTGTTTTAGTCTTAGTCCAGCCAAAATCAACTGCTGTTTGTAATGTTTTCTTAACAACTTCAAAATTATTTGGTGTAATGCCGTCAGGGAAGTTCTTTTTACTCATTGTTGTTCCTGTTCCACTTGCTGGGAATCCCTGAGCTACACCACCAGTATCTGACGGTCTAGAATTTTCAGGTTCTCCTTGTGATTGTTGTCTTTGTTCTTCTGCTTCACCTAGGGAATTACCTCTTCCTCTACCTTCAATCATTGCTGGATTGTTAACTGGGTCTTTACTAATCTTATATTCACCTTGATGTGTTCTTGTAATCTCGAATCCCATACCTTGTAGTGATTGCATGTTGTTTATCTCAACACCATCTTGTTGTAACTCTCTAAGTTTATCATTCTCTTCTCCTGCTTTTAATTTTAGATCCCAGTCATCTACACCAAACATTTCAGCTAATTTCTTAAAGAATGCTTTGTATAGTATGTCTTGACCCCATTTTACTGCTCTGTTTGTAATTGTAACTTGTAATCCTTCTTGTGACCATCCTCCTACCATCTCACCGTAGTAAAGTGGAAGAACACCATAGATAGCACCTATAATTTGTCTTAACTCTTGTCTAATTGCAATAAACTCTAATTCTTTTAGTGAACCAGTGAAATCTAACCATTGTGCCATGTTTTGTCCACCTTTTTCTTGTTCTACAAGCAATGGATGTATCATGTAAGGGTCTTCTGTTGCTTTTTGTTCCAATGCATCCCATGACTTTCTAAATGTTTCATAGTTACGAGAAGCAATAACTAACATACCTCTTGGTGGTCTCATTTTATCAAAGTACTTTCTAACATACTCATCCATGTGTGATAATGACATTGCTTTACTCCATACAGAGTAAATTGGACTGTAACCGTAAACTAATGATGGTTTATACTTACCAGCCTTCCAAATTAACTCACCTTCACCGTAAATAACACGTTTTGGTTGTGGAATACCTATAGAGTAAACAGAATTAACTTCACATACTGCTTTTAGTGCTTGAGCACCACATTGATCACATTTTTCAGTTGTAAGTCGTGTATCTCGGTGTTCAAATCGTGGGCATACAAACACTTTGTTTCTTTTATCATCATAACCTATTCTACCGTCACTATCTGCAATCATTGCTACTTGTGGTGGGTCTACACGAATAATTTCTTTAATTTCAGTTCTTTTATGATCTATTCTACCTGTTCTATCATCTACAAAATAGTTTTTCAATAATAACATGTATGCGTTGTCTGCAATCTCTAAATCACGTTCTAGTTGTCTACAAACATCTTCTAAGTTCTGTTCGTTACCATTAATTGTTTTTGTCATTAAATCTTCAAGTTGTTTTCTATGTTCTGGTACAGGTCTTCTTAGATTCTTAGATCCACATGTATCACATACTATTGGTTCTAATTTAGTCTCAGGTGCATCATCCACTATACCTGATGGAGTAACTTCTGCTGTAGGTTTATACTGAAACTCTTTACTACAGTTATTACACTTGTACTTGAATCTCTCTGTTATCTCAAAGCCATTCTTGAACATTTCTCTGTTAATAGTTTCAATAGGTATTCTTAATGCATCAATATTATCTGCTAACTCATATATCATAATGAGCGGAAATGGAAAAATTGGTAGTTTAGCACCTGTATCGGTACTCATGTAAGGCTGTGAAATAGATGGTCTTACGGTTGATTCTGTATATCCCTTATTAGTAAAAGCACTCTTAAGTCGGTCTACAAAACCCATAGGTTACAGTATTTTCTTACATATATAAACTTTGTCCAAATATGTAATGTTTTTGTCTATCCGCTGTGTTCTGTAATTGAACAATGAATGTCTCTACCTTTATTACTTTTACAAGTACAAGCACCATGTGTATGTTCTACATCTCCACCCTCATGTGAGTGTGTTGTACCATCTTCATGTGTATGTTCGGTAGATTTTCTATCTAATATTCTCATGGAAATAGTTATAAGTGTTTACTTATAAACTTTCTTGTACTATTGGTGTGAGCTTGCATATCTCATTGAGAAGGACTGTTGTAGCGAGACAGATAGTACATACTTTATATAGACGAAGGTGTAGAAATTACTATGGTTGAACTTAACGCAAAAGAGTATGGTATTATTTTTAGATGGTTTGAACATGCATTCGGTAAGAAAAGTCCTGCTGACATTCCTATGGAAGATAAGAGAGTATTTTGGAAGTTAACATTCTTAGCAGAAGATAAAATATCTGAAGAAAAAATGGAGAATACAAACAACAAAGATGAAATGTGATTACTGTAGTGAAGATACAGGTGCTGTTATAGGTTACCCACACCCAAGTGGAGACATTAAAATTCTATGTTTTGAGTGCATGGATAGTATTAATGAAGAGAAAACGCGAGCCGAAGGCGAGCCTTCAGAAGAGAAGAAGTCACCTATCTAAACATTTATAAGACCATAGTGCTTTACACTATGCATGGAAGATAGACAAATAGACTACATACAAGAAGAGATGCAAGGAATTGCAATGGATCATACAAGAGTATCAAACAGAATATACTCATTGAAGATATACATACAGAGACTTAAGGATAATAAGAAATTTGGTAACGATATATTAGAGTTTGATGACCCTGTACTGGAGGATATAGCACATGGCTGATGAACCTGTCAGAACAGTGAGATCTGGAAAGAGATGGTATATGGATTGGCATGTATTGATTGCATTCTTTTTCATAGGAACAGGTATCGGTATACCTGTAGGAATTGCAATGCTATTATGGAGGGCTTGGAAAGAATACCAAGGTCAATATTGGGTACGTCATCAGGAACTTGGAGATCTTAACTCAACTGAAGCGGAGAAGATGAAGTAATTGCCACAGAGTCCTATTAGAGATTTACTGGATTTATTACACGAGGATTGGCTACCAGACGAACATAAAAAAACATTACAAGGTTTAATTATAGAACTTATAGAAAATATGGGCGAAGATCAGAACAGTGACGGAGGCAGATGGAATTGGTAGGCTATAACCAACTTGCTAAAGTAGTATGCATCGCATGCAGCGAGCCGTTAGGCGAGCATTCGAAAAAGGGGTTGGTGCGTTGTTTATTTCGCGTTCAAGGTACGATGGTCAGTAATGGCATAGAAAACGAACCAAGTTCTTTATCTGAAGGTGACATAGCAGATGCACGTAGAGAGGGTCATATTAATGGCTAAGATGGAAACCTTGAGAGACTTTGAGATGTATCAAATGTTCAAGAATAAGAAAAAGAAAAAGGTAGGTAAGAAAAAGCAATGACCCAATGCATAACGTGTGATAAAGATACTGAATTTGACATAGATTTATATTGTAACAAACACTGGAGAAAACATGCCAAGAGAACATAAGATCAGTACAAAGAAAGTCATCAAGTTCTTGATGAAGAATGACTGGTCAATATGGGGTATGAAGGGTTCACATTATGTATTACGTAAGTCTAATTCAGATTTACAGTTGCAAATACCACTTCGAAAAGAATTAGGTCAAACAACTTTGGTCAGTACTATGGAACGTGCTGGATTTACAATAGAAGATTTATATAAGGCATTGGGGTACAGATAGACATGGTAATAATGTATAACGATGATAAGACTTGGAAACAACACTATGAAGAGTGGAAAGAGATCATAGCCAATATGAATGGTGATGATAAAGGTGTCTTGTATAGAAAGAAAACGATACAAGGTTTGATTGATGCATATGAGAGGGATAACAGAGGAAATGATTAGTTTGATTGATGGCAGGATAGTGTGGTTAATATGTGTATTAATAGGTGCAGTATTTATATTCGGTTTTCTCAATTCCGCTAACGCGGAGTTATACGAATATCCGCTTCCTTCGGAAGTTGCGGTTCAGCAAGGTGATTCTATCTCAGTGATTAATTTGACTAACTCTACTGTTACTGTAAGGCAGAATGATGGACTGTTCTCCTCGCAGATTGGTGTGAATGGAACATGGACTGCTGGTATGCCATACGGTGTAGGGTATTATCCTTGGTCTGATTCTAATGGTAATACAGGTGTTATACGTATTATAAATGGTATAGATAACAATGTAACAACAACCTCCGCTGATCCTATTATAAACGTTAATGATAACGTTGTCAGTGGTACGGCTACTCCTAATGCTCCTATTGCTGTTACTGTTATTAATCCTAATATGGATAGTTCTACAGTGATAGTAAGAACCGACTCTGAAGGAAATTTTGAGCAGAAACTAAACCCCACTGTTGAAGGTGATCACAATATATATGTTACTGATAAGGACAAAACCACCGCCACCTCTTATAATGTAGAGGATGCTAATAAGAATCTGGAAACTCGGCTCTCCGTTCTTAAGGTACTAGAGAGTATATTAAAGATTATATACGGCTCAGAATAGTAATAGAGACATTAACCAAGTAAACATATAGTATGGTTCAAACTTGTAGTATATTAAGTTTCAGACTTGTATCTAACTTGTATTTATAAAAGTCTCTAATTTTTGGTTTTTCTCCATATCGACCTGACCCGCGATTTTCGGTTTCTGGACATTGTGGAAATAAAAAAGGAAAAAAAATTAAAAAGAAGAGTTGGGCACGTCTGCCCGTTGTGCGTTTCGATTTACTTTCACTAAATCTTAAACGACTTTTTGAACTTCAGCAACATTAACAAATGTTACAATCGATTTACCAGAGGCTAAACCAGATTGTTCAATCTGATTTGCGGAATCGAAAATTGCACTGAATGCGGTTTTCTCTTCTGCTGTCATGGAATGATTGCTCGTTTTGCTATCGTTGTTTTTGAAAGAGTAACCAGTAATCTCAAAAGCGATAAGATTGTAAGTCTTACAAAAAGCGGTTAACTTCTCGTTTTGCTCTTGAATCATGGTCTCTCTCTGTGCCTCTGTCATCTCACTGGATGGTGTGACGTTTGGCTCTGAAGTTTTAACGCCGGCAGTTATCAACTCAAGTATGTTATCGAGTTTGGACTCTAAAGCATCCATTCTCTTGCTTGTGTCGTCTGCTGGTGTTTTTGATGTTTTGCGTGTCATGTGATTAGTTTCTTTGTCATAGTATATGATATAAGGCTTCGGTCTGAAATGTTTGAATTCTATGATACATACATATGGGCACGAATCCTGTAATCAACCGCCTTACATATCTAGATATAATATGTACACCGAATATATATTTAATTATATACATATGTAAACC